GTACCTATGAAAGTTTTACAGCAATATGCTGACGTACCTGGAATCGCACCCATGCGCAGATGGGATCAACAATTTGATGCTTCTGTCCAATATCCTAATGACAAAGCCGATTGGATGTTCGATGCGGTCGCTAAACAGCTTCCGTTCTTCGATTATGAACGTTTCAGAACTTGGTTAGATAATTGTCGTACTCTTGAAGACATAATGAAACCACCACAATTCGTTGAACGTGAGACTGCCAAATCAGCTGTTTCCGCTGTGGTCGATAGTGGCCAAGAAGTGTTGTCTGGAACTACTGGGAAAATTGAGTTGCCCATTCTAGAGGTCAAATTACCTCCACCCCCAGTGAAACCAATCGAAAATAGCGTCGTACCTGAAAACATGCGACATTATGTGGACAACAAAGTAACGTTTCATGCCCCTGTAGAGAGTAAAAGCACTGCCGTTGAAGGCAAGGTAGAAACCAAAACATCTCCTAAATTACAATTTTCTGATACCATTCAGGGCCAACAAGCCCTTAAGAAGAAGAGAGGAGTTGGTAAATTTAGAAAAGGTGGCAAATACCCCTCCAATGCAACAAATCCTAACTGGAGGGTAAAGAAAAACAACGGATAGTCGGGTATCCTCCCGACTGCAACAGGGATCGGCCAGATTTGGATGGCCGATTGATTTTGACCAAGAAAATCTAAAACTTATTGGTATTGCTTACAGCCGTTCGCTTGACTCGCTATGTCTGAACGCAAAGAACGTAAACGCAAATCCATTACTCGCAAAGGAAGACGCAACCCTGAAGTGAAGAAAACTCACGCTCTTACTAAGATAGTTCGCCAAATGGCTGCTGCTTCCAAACCTACCTTCAAACGGAGGCCTCGCTCATCTGGCTCAGTACGGAATACCCCTAGCACTAAAGGGGCTATATACGCTCAGTCCGCCGTTGCAGGCGTTGGATCGTCACTTGTCCACCGGCTTACAACAACTGGCTTCAAGGATGATAGAGGGAATATAGGAGTTAGGGCCTCTGGCTTTGCTCCTGTAGCCGTCATTAATTACAAAACTGGTGGAACAACTCAATGTATTCTATCGCAACCTAATCTTGCAGATGCCACCAAAACTTCTAATGAACTTGACGTTAATCCCTACGCGATGTTCTCCTCTGCTTCAAATGAACTCAATCTCATGAAAACTTTTACCAAGTTTCGGTTCACCAAACTAAAATGTGTCTTTAATACTGGTGTGAACACTGGTGTTATAGGGCAGGTTATGTTTGGTTATTATGCTGACGGAGCTATTGAGTCTGTTGATGTTACCAACCAAGTTATGTATGCACAACCTGGCACAATTTCTTGTCCTGTTTGGGCCACCGGTGTTGGAACCGATGTCTCTGATTTCCTAGACAAGTCAACGTACTTTTACACTGACTATGACATTGGCACTGACCCGGAGGCTCGTCTAACTTGCCAAGGTGCAATTATTGGTAACTGGAAAATCCAACCGCAGTGGGCTCAACCTTATGGTGATCTCTTTATCGATTATGAAATCGAGTTAATTGAGCCACGAGCTGCTTTGGACCTGGTTCCCGCACTCAGTGTTCCTTATGAAATTAAACGTGAATACGTTACTGAGTTGCGTAGACGTCGACATCAGGCTTTCGCCGATTTTGCTGCTTTTAAGGGCTTCAAATACTCTCATTCTCTACTTGAGTTGAAGGAGTCCAAGGAGGCAAAGAAAGTCGATCCTGACCCATTGTACATAGTCCATGAAGGGTCACGGATGGGTGAAACCTACGTCTATCAAAACATACCACTAGAATCTAAGATCGTTGAAGGGGCTGTCACAGTTGCCTCTGGAACGGTCACAGTAGACAACAAGTCTTTAGACGTTAAAGTGGTTAATCCTGAAGAGAACCCGGCAATTGTGATGATTGCACCAGCATCACAACCCATTTATTCAGTGGTGGACATCATTGGACAAGATGCCACCATATCAACAACAGATCCATTACAAGTCACAATTGTAC